TCTATTAGTATAGCAGATACCTTTTTATTGTGCGTTCTGATTTCAATAAAAATTTACTGATTTTCGTAAGAATTGATACTCTCTTCGGCTCATGATAGGGTAGCAACTCTTTAAATCTATGTGCCATCAATCCTCCTTGATGCAGTACTCTGCTGCATGAGGATTATTGAATCCCTCTAGATCTTCTCTTGCTTGTTTAATAGCATTGTATGCATCTTCTGCATACTCACATATTTCATAATGATGATTCTGGTTATCGTGATAACCTACAGTGTAATGGGACATGATACTTTTCAACTCCAGTACATACTAGCTATACAAGCATAGCATTATAGAGTTAAATTGTGTATCAATTATTGCTTTTTGCTAATATTAGTAGGTTGCTTACAGCAGTTCTCATCATGATCTTTTTGCAGATCATCTATAGCGTTTTTAATTGTAGTGATACGCTTTTTTGTTTGTTTTTGGGAGTTTTCCACTTCTGATTTTTGTTCCTGATGTCTCACCTTCACCTTTTGGATTTTTACCTGGATTGGATTTCCCTAGATTTACAGATTTGCCTGGTTTTTTACTTTGTGTATCGTGTAGTCTTGCAGGTTTGTCTTTGTCTTTTGTAATGACTGACTCTTGACCATGCTTGCGTCCTAGACGACGCATCACTTTTCCAAATCTACGTTTTGACATTCCTTTGCCAGGACTTGTTTGGTATGTAACCTCACGACCTGTGCCTTCTTTGCCATCGTCGGATTTGTATTTATACTCTCCTACACCCTTCTTGTAACCAATACCTTTTTTCTTTAAATCTTTTTCGAGACTTTTACGTTTAGCTCGATTCGCTTTTTCATCAGATCCCCTATCAGCACTTATATTACCAGTCTGTTTTGTCTTAGACTTGGTTAACATACGTGTTGTAGGATTGCCTTCTACTAATTTGATGAAATCCTGATAATACATAACTTTTAAATTTTCTTTTTGTGCCAACTTATTTGCAGTTGCATACATGACACTCTTAGCGTCATCCCCATATAGGCGATTGAAACTCTTCTTCTTGCGTTTCATCGCCATTACAATTTTCTCTGCCTTTTGATTTACGGCTGGCATTATCCACCAACTACTTGTATTTCTTCAAGTGCTATTGCATTGCCTGTGACTGCTACTTTAGTAGCACGCTTCACGACTGCCTGAGGTCCTGATGCGTATGTGTAATCAGCTGATGCACTTGATGAGTCTATGTCAGTACTAACGAAATTACCTACAACTGCAGTTATCTTTTTACCTGCAGTTCCTGCAGAAAGAAAATTACTATCAATAGCAGGTGAAGTACTATCATCTTCTACAGCAATAAAATCTCCCACTGAAAATGGATGACTTGATGATGTTTCATGTAGGTGTCTACCTAATGTATAATCTGCTGTTGAATCACTAACACCTTTTACAATCTTTGCATGACCTGGCTTACCACCTTTAAGTAGTAGTGCTTGATCTTGAATCAAAGTAATTGCAGGTCCGTCATTAAATGCTACAGTAGCATCTCCTGCGGTTGCTATAACACGATAAAACCCAGTCTTTACGACTTGGTATTCTGTGGCACCTGCTGCGATTGCGTTTGTGCTTAGTACGTTAAGAACTGTCATTTCTTGTCGGTTGTCTTGTCTTCTGTATCTTTATTTATATTTTTTAGCATCTTCTGTAGATCACTCGTGCTTCCTACAAAGAGTGCATTGGTAGTATTATTAGTCACCTTCTTATCTTCTGCATCTAACTCTTTCATCTTTCGTTGTAAATCTATAAGTTTCTCTGTAGTATCTGCAACGTTTTTAATCATCAAAGCAGCAACTTCATATGCTCTAGGATGATCACTACTCTGTGCAACCTCTAGAATACCATCTACTGCTTCTTGTCCTTTGGATACTAGATTGTGCATCTGTGCACGTGCAGTCTCGTAGTCATGTCTTACATCATCCTCTTGACTTTTTTTAAGAAGAGGTTTAACTTTATCGACATGCTTCTTAAGTTCCCCTTTGGGTTCTTGACCGAATGCTTTGTCTAGTCCAGAAAATTCCATTAGATTGCCTCATCCTGTCCACTTACAGGATTGTATTTCTTCATGTCAGTATACTCAGAATATATTTCACCGAATCCAAAGTCATCATCAGATTCTAGTAGAGCATTATCAGCAGCATTAACTATGAATACATTTGATCCTACACTATGAACCGTAGGAGTTGACTTCTCATATCCTCTGATAACACTTAAATTATTACCAACCTTGTTGGTGACTCTCATAAGTTCAGCACCAATGTATATGTTATCATATTGATTAATACCAGAAGCATTTGCTACTGCAAATCCAGTAGCAGTCTTACTAATAGTAGCAGAAAGAGTTGTTGCTACTGTGCCATCTCTGTCAATAGTAGATTCTGGTTGTACAGTATATCTTCTTGCTCTTGGTGCAGTGTTTACATCTGTATTTGCATAGTAATCCACTTGAGTTTTTCTGACAACTTTTGCATCTGTGACAGGACCGTAAAGATATGTCTTAGCAGTAAATTGTAGTGTGTATATAATTGCTCTACGAGTTGCAAAGTCTCCTTCATAGTCATCTTCATAATCTATACTTTGTAAAACTATAGGTACATCTTTTGTTTCTCCTATTGTTGTCAATAGTTTTACAGATAGATTATAATGAGGTTGAAATATAGGTAATATCTGTTCTATAATTTGTAAACCATCATCTTGATTTTTCGATATAATTGCTAGTTCAAATCCTATATTATAAGGAACAGGCATGTAAGCATTTTTATTTTCGTCTGCGTCTTTCTTAAATTTAATTTTTTGTGTAGGTGATACTTTTCTTGAAGAATCGTATTCAATACCACCTATCTCAAATGATAATCTTGGCAGAGTTATCTGTACTCTTTTGTTTGTAGGATCAGGGTTCTGATCTAAACGTGCTAAAAATTTCTGTTTAGGACCATAAGCAAGAGGTACTTTCATGACCTCATCATTCCTTCGGATCTCTATATTATTAAACAGAGTTCCAAAAGATACAATTGTCTTACGAAAAATTTCGTTGTATGAATAAGTTCCTAGCATTAGATTGTGTTGTCAGTAATAGATCCAACTGAACCAAATGGATTTGCTTCAGTAAAGTCAATGATCTGGTTATCAAGTGTTTCAAAGTCATTGTTTTGATCGTACTCAAGATTTTGATTATCGATCGTATTATATGTAGCAGTTGTCCAAGATGCACTAGATGTTCCACCAGTGACAGTCTCAGGAACTGTAAATGTACCAGAACGATTAATAACGATCAATGTTCTAGTAGAAGCGTCAA